CTATTTATGCCCTTTTTTAAATTTAGCCACCGAATTCTGCAAATGTTACGCCTGTTGGTGTAGCAACGAAGTTTAGACGGATGAAGTTGATGCTTCTTGCTGGTGCAACAAAGATATCTGCAACAAATTGATTTTGATCAATTATACTTGCTGGATTGTTAGACTCATCGCAAACTACTGCATATGAACTTACACCACGCTTACCTTGTACTTCACGAAGGAAAGGTTCAACTAATTGCTTAAATTGTGCTCTTGTGAATGCATCATTGAATTCAAAGAGTTGGAATTTAGCTGCTGTAGCAATTGTTTTCTCTAGAACATTGAAGAGTCTACGAACATTAATTCTATCAAACGCACTTGGTTTGCTTTGTAGAGTCTTATCACCAAAGAGAATTGCTCCAGAACCTTGGAAAGAAACTACAGGATTGATATTATTTTTATATAATTTATCTCTGTATACCTTTGATGGGTTCCATACAAGTTTTACAATGTTATTGATACGACCACGATCATAACCTGCTGGTGAGAACCAAGGTTCTCTCGTATTATCTGTTCTTACACAGCAACCTGCAATATCACCACAGAGAGGAATGTATAAGAATCTATCATTGTATCTATCGTATTGATACTTGGCATTTCCATCCATTACACCGTAGGATGAAGAACCAATTATTGTTCTATAATTATTTACTACAGTAAATGCTTCGTCGTCGGATACTAATGTAGCATTTAAGACATCCAATGCTTTTGGTGAAACAAAAGCGATGCAATCTTGACGATTTGCTGCTATTGTGACTATTTCTTTTGCATTTGATGCTGTTAAATTACCAGCAATTAGAAGAGATACATCTACATCTTCAGAATTTGAAAACTCTGATCTGAATGAAGAAACTATATCTCCTTCATCTAAAGATGTGCTAGTTGTTAAAGAACCACCCGCTAATGAGTATTCCTTTACATCACTTAACACTCTAAATGAACTTGAAGAAGAAACTTGTTGATCCCATGAATAAGTTGCACCTGCAACATATCCTGTTGTTTCTTTATTTCCAACCCAAACATACTTGGATCTGTTATTTATTACATTTCTCCAGAAGATTGAGTTTCCATCACCAGATCTTGCGTCTGTTGCTTTTGAAATCTTTATAAATTGCTCAAGAACTGTTCCCTTTGTTCCTGTCCATGAACCATCTTCATCTATTACTAGAACAGTTATTTCATCGTTTGCGTTTGCATTAATTGCTGATGCGTAATCAGAAGTTCCTGGTTGACCATAAACATCAACATATGTGTCCCAGTCTGATGTTGTGTTTGTGTTTGGATCTGCACTGTCTATAACTACGACCTTTAGGCTGTTTCCCAATTCTCCGGGGTATTTTGCTGCAAACTTGAATCCATAACCACTATATGTTGTGTTTTGGGTTGCGAATTGTTTTTCAAAATCTTCTCTACTCTTAATTAGAATACCATCGGTGTTTGAACTATCTGTTGCATTATCATCGCCAGAGCCAACTGCTCTAACTACCTGTAAAGAACCACCATATGAAAGAAAATTTGAAGCGATAAACCAATTTGTTGCTAAAGTTGAATCAGAATGTGGTTTACCGAATATATCTGTTAATTGTTTTTCAGTTTGTATTAAAACTCTTTGATCTGCAGGACCCCATTGAAAAAATCCCACATAGCCAGCAGGGGTTGTTGCAATGGCAGGAATAACTGAAGTAAGATCAAATTCTCTAATTTCTACACCGGGACTTAATTGGAATGCCATTTTTCTCTCCTTATACGCCTATTTTGGTCTAACTTTATGTATAAAAACCATTATTTCTATTTTCTACATCGGACCACACCGTTCCATCTCTATCAATTTCTTCATTATGAAATAGAATACCATCATCAATTACTCCGAATGGTGTCATTTCTTCTTCTAATTGTTTTAATTTTTCATCAAATATGGTTTTTTTGATATCTAAATTAGTTAAGTCTTTAAAATAATTTTGAGTAGTTAACCAACTGAAAAGAACCATACACATCACCAAATCATCATTGTGACCAGAATCTGCTTCGAACGAGTTATTTTTTGAAATAAATGATACAAGTTCCTGTATGATGTCATAGTCGGCTATGAGTAGTTTGTTGGATTCTATCAAAGACTTCAATATAGAGCATCCTAGACGCTTTACAGCCTTTGTAGTACGGAGTCCCAATTGAACTTGTCCTCCCGCTCCAAACCCACCGTCTAGCGTTTGTCCTTTTCTACCTCTAATACTAGACATTAAAATATTATCATATTCGAGTTCATTATGAAGAAGATCAGCTACTTGTCCCCCTATGTCATTTATTTCAACTAATATATAAGCATCATTGTATTGTTTTGCTATTGGATAGATTACATTTGGATAAACAAGGGGGGATATTTCATTATTTTTAAATGTGGCTGCTACCTTATAGGGGGTTTTTGTTATATCGATAATTGTAAAAGCATGGTAATCTTGTCCAGTGCCTCTTGCAGTGTCTACTGTTAAAACATAAGTATGATTGTTTGCTGGATTTTTGGAATCTATTACTGGTTTTTCATAAACTTTAAGACCATCTGTTGTGGTGTGAATTGGTGTTTTATACACCATAGTTCTCAATTTATCTGCTGAAATTAAAGTATTGGTACTTCCTATGAAATCACATTCATGTTCAGTTCTAAACTTATCTTCACCTAAATTTTGAATTTCTCGCTTATACCAAGCATCATCTCTACCGGGAACATCTGACCAATGAACATCAATATATTTAAAACTGTTTCTTCCCTCTATTGCTTCAATCCATAATTTATAATAAAGATTTAATCCATATGGTGTGGAGATTATAACCATTTTAGATGTATTACCAGAAGTAATGGTTGGATACACCGAACTATAAAAATCATTTGCTATATTTTCGGGAACGTGTGCGAACTCATCTAATAGAATGTAATTATAAGAACCACCACGAATAGCAGATGCAGAAGTTGCAGAGGATACAACTCTTGAACCATTTTCAAGTTCTATAGAATGTTTATTCCATTCTTTCACTCCTTGCTGTAACCATTTTGGTAAATTCTCATATGCAACCTTTAAACGATCCATATGACCCTTTGCCAACTTTTCTTTGTTGGCTAGGATGGCAATCGTCTGATTAGGATTGAATAGAGCATGATGTAAAATATCAGAAATGATTGTTGTAGACTTACCACATTGACGAGGCATCTTTGCAATAACAAATCGATTGTCTCGTATAAGATTTACTAGTTTTTCTTGAAATGGGTATAGGTCAAAATTTACAAGTCCCTTATCGAGATTTACAATCTTGATATAGTTTTTCATGAAGTAAACAGGATCTTCAGAACACTTTAAATATTCTTCAATCTGTTCTTGTGTAAAATTTACAGGAACATTTATTCTTTTAAGATTCGGATTACCAAGATATGAGTTTTTATCACCTATCATTGATCAGTCTCAAGTTGTCTGATCTCCTGCATTTTACCTCTTAAGAGTTTCTGTAATTCTGTAGTGCTACCAACAAAAATTGATTGATTGGTTATATTTTGTGCAGATTGAGTTGATGCTGGAGAATCCTGTTTTATTTCTTTTAATTGTTTATGTAATTGTAGTAAATCTTTATTTGCATCTGCTACACTTTTAATCAATTGTGATACTACTTCATAAGCTCTGGGGGAATCTCCTTCAGATGCAACATGAAGAATTCCATCAATCGCTCTAGTACCCTTTTCTATGATGTCATATAAATTTGATCTTACTGCTTGAAAATCTGTAGAAGCTGCATCTTCTTTTTGTTCAGGCATTATGACTTCGGTTTCTATTTCCACAATATCACCCAGTGATTTCGGCAAATTAAAAACGTCTTCCAATTTTTCATCAATGCTTTTTTTATCTTCCATAATATACCTCTAATATATTTATATTAGATCTCCATTAGATCTCCTAATATATTTGTAGACCAATAATCATATGGATATAATTGATTCCAATTAAACCCCGGTGTTCCCTCTGGAAAAGAAGTTGAACTTACTTGTTTTAATACTTCTATGAAATCATTAAAATTGGGTTTTCTTATGTTTCTATTCCACCAATTCCAATTATCCTTTATGTCTGTTCCCTTAAACCAAAAACCAGCATTAGGAACACTAAAATAAGTTAATGGATTTGTAGAATATTCACTTGGTTTAAATTCTGGTGCAAAATATAAACTAGAATTACTAGTAGGATTTGTATTTGATACTCTATAATATTTTGTTTTATCTGAACTACTATTGTTTGCCCAAACTGTGTTGTTATTAATAGCAAAATTTTCATAATCAAAGACTATAACATTTAATTTATTTAATTTAATATCACTAGAATCTGATACATTTCTATTTAAATTTCTATAAAATCTATAAGTATCTGACAAAGCATAAAGAGAGTGTTGATAGTAATAGGGGCTGTAATATAAATCCGTACCTGACCAATTTCTAGCAATATCGAATGGACCAGTTTCTGGCAATCCATTATAATGTATTTGACCTTTCCAACCAAATGGATCTCTTAAAATTCCACCATTCCAATAATTTTCCAATCCATTTGATAATAATCTACCAATTATTGTTGGTTGATTATTTGTAATATGATTTGAAAACCCAGTATTAGTTTCCGGATTCGATATCCACAACCAATACTCCGCAGAAATAAAGTTAGTCCAATCTGTATTTAAATATGATCCGTTAACATCTCCAACATAACGCGGCGAACTAGAATATGAACTTTTTGCTTGATTAATATTTGCTGGTCTTGCTTCTGCAAAAACCGTAATGCCGTGTGCTTCTAGCGCTTGTTTAACAGTCCAATCTGCTAATTCTATTGTGTCTGATCTATATTCTCCAGATAAAAATCTTTCAGATTCTGTAGATTCTGCATATCTTTTTCTTGGTGTGTGTTCTGGTAATTTTGTTAAACTTCTAAAAAGTGGTAAAGTTGTTGGTGTTGCTGTTGCTCCTGCTACATCAAAGCAAATGTACAATTTACCTTTGTTTGCAATTGAAGAATCTCCAGCCATATAAATTAAATCATTTATATATTCATTCAATCTAGCAGTAAACACAGCATCTTTATCAGCATCTGTTGTGTCATTTGTATCTGCTAAAGATTCCCAATAGGTTGCAGTTTGTTCTCTATAAGCAGGATAACCATTAAATGATGGTAAATATAAAATAACATTACATGGTTCTGTTATAGAAGTTCTTCCATCTTGTGGAATCATCTTTCCTTCTATCAAGGATTTGATTGATTCTTTGAATCCTTTCCATACTGCAGGAACTTGATAATCTTTGACATTGCCATTTGTATCAAAATATGTTTGTGCAATATGTTCTGCTTCTGAATACTTATATTTTTTCTCCAAATATTCTGTAGCACCGGCGTATCCTTCTTCTGGGAAAACTGCATTTCCTGGAGGACTTGATGGTTTAAAACCGCCCCAAGGGAAAAACATAAAGAAACTTCTAGAACCCCATTCATATGGTCCAATTACTTGTTCGTAAATTATATTATGCCAAGGACTTGAATTTAGTGGGTTTGTTGGATTTTCTTCCCAAGCAAATGCTCTTGTTAAGGTTGTACTGGAATTATTTGATGCTATTCTTTGTCCAGAATAACTCGCTATAATCTTATTTCCCCAACTACCATATTCACTGGCTAATTGATTCCCACCAGCAAAACCTATTCTTGTAAAAAATTGATCTTTTAATTTATATGAATCTGTCTGCTCTTGTGAATCTATTGGAACTGCAATATAATTTGGTGGTGTTGATACATTTCTTTTAATCCAAACACCTCTAGAATTTTCAACATTTGCATCAACCCATGAAAGGTTGTTAGCCGATGCTGATCTTGTATCATTTTTTGAATTAATAACTATTGTTTCTGGCAAATCATCATCATCCCCATTACTAATTTTCTTAAGAGTTGCTAACCCCGTAATTGGGTGGAAGAATTTTGGCGGTATGGTTATTCTCCATAAATAAGTTCCAGAATTATTAATTTTACAACCGCTCATTAAACATTTTTCGAAAGCATCTTCTAATACAATTCTATCTACTGGTA